TTTTCTTTCCAATATATTGCTCAATATAAAGTGATATATCAGTTCCAAAATTTGTCTGATTAAGTTTGACAGCATAAAACTGGGAGTCATATAAAACGTTTCCAGGGATCACCACAGACCCCTCTTTAAAAATATGACTACCAAATGACTCTATTTGATTTTGTAGAATAGACTGAAGAGTGGTTAATTCTCTTGCTTGAATGGCCCTTCCCGGATTAAATAAGACTTTGTAAAAATTATTTTCAGAATTAAAGTCATCATAATATGGACTAATATTTAAATTTGTTTTTTGTGCCATTTCTTAGAATTCCAGAATAATTTTAACGTCTTCTTTTTGTCTTAAATTTCTTGTAACTAAGGGTCTGTTATCAATATAAATTATATCCCCCGTCTTTTTATTTATCTCTGGATTGGCAAGACCTTCTGTAAAAGTTACTCCAAGATCTATGACCTTACTATCTTTAGTGACCTTGTTTTCATTAAACGTGGTATCTATTGGGGCACTAAATGCAGAAGTAACAAATTGAATGTCATTTGTAGATGAAGATTCGAAATCTAAAACTTCAGAAACTGTGCTAATATTTGTTGCATCAGTTTCATCTTCACTATTCGGAAAGTATAGAGATCTATCTCTAAAATATTTTAAAACCTCAGTGTTAGTATCGTAAGAAGCAACATATCCTTTTGCAGTTTTACCATCAGATTCTCTAACTTGACGTATTTCCTCACCAATTACTGGAGTTTGACTAATTGATGTTAATTTAATTGCATATAAAGAAGAAAATTGATTCTCCTCAAATAGAGTGTCTGAAGTATTATATTTTGGATTCTTTAGAATGCCAATTTGTGCAAATGCAGTGCTGATCGGAGTGTCTTCTGTTAAATCATCAAATCTTGCATAAATTAAAACTCTATCTGCACCTAATTCCTTGTAAATATCATACCCATGACCCTTCGATGGAGGAATAATAACGATTAGTTGGGCATCTTCCTGGACAACTCCTGCTCTTAATTGTCCAAGATCAACTATCCCATAAGTATACCCTTTTCCACCAGATGTAACTCTAGCTGAAACTATTTTTCCATCAGTTACTTTAATAGATGCAGTAGCTCCAGTTCCATCTCCATTAATATCTACACTATATTCCTCATCTCTACTTAAATATCCATCTCCAGTATTTGCAATATAAATTTTCTTAATTTGGTTCTCTTCAACATCAGAATTTCCAGCATCACGGATTCGTCCAATTTCACTATCAGTTGATGTGTCCCAATCATTTGGCAGCACAATGTATTCTGTAGAATCGAATTTTATAATATCACTTGGCAATAAGGTAAACAAATATTTCCAAACATATCCATCACCACTAGATCCTGCAGCCGATGGATCTGTATCGGTAAAAGTTGGTTCGTCTTGAGATTTGTTTCCTGTAGGATTGGTGACTGAAGATCCATTATCTATACAGATATAAACTTTATAATCACTATTCATTACATAGTAATTTGAATCATATAGTCTTGGTAATTCTGATATTGGTGCTAAGTTACTGGTACTGTAGTCATGACGATACATCTCATATTTTGTATTTTCAGTCCAAGTTATCTTTCTTACAATTCTTCTTACATTTGATGATGTAATTTTTTTTCCAAATAACAAAGTATCTTTGTAATGAGATAAGTATTGTAAGTTATCTACAGGTTCATCTGGACTGGAATCCCATCCCGTGCTTCTACCAAACTTAGATTCTGCTGGATTTGATAACCCTAGAAAAACATAATATGAATTATTGCTGTCGTTAACAGAATCAACAAAATTTTCTGCATTAAATATTCTAAATTGATCTGTTATAATTGCGGACATACTAATAGTTTTTTTATATATTTATAACTGTTTAGGGAGTGCTCCAGTTTCATATCTTAATTTCAATCCTATACCTCTCCTTTGAACAGTTGCAAACGTAGTCAATCCAACATCTACACTGTTACCACTCACACCAATAGAAATTGGTGAATTTGATCTACTAGAAACAGTTAATCTACCCCATGAGAAATTACCAACTGGATTCAATTCTGTACCAAATGTTGACAATCCTATGATATTTGAAGATGAGTGAACATTGCATGTAATAATACCTAGATTATTATCTCCAACAACACCAGACCAACTATGAATTTGATAGATATTATCTAGGTAAGTTGTACCAACCCCAACAACTGACGTATTAGATGTATTAATAGATGTAACACCAGATCCTATTGAAGTATTATAGATGTAGATTGGATTTCCTGTCTCCAATCCGACTAAGTTATTTGCATCCAGATTATTAATGTAGAATCTTAATGCCAATGAAGTCCCAATACCAGCACTAGTAGATATTCCAGTTACAACACCAGAAAAACCTTTAACCTCATTAACTCCACTCATTAACTCAACAAAACCTGTAGAAGTCGTTGTGCCTATACCAGAAAGTGGGGCATTTACAACTAAAATATCAAAGAGTTCTGGCGAAACAACGTTGTCATAATTAAAGAATTGTGCATCATCAACAAATATTTGTGTATCCGTAGATGAAATACTCTTAATAACTTTTGCTGCTGGATACACTTGAGTTTCCAGAGAATCTCTTGACTTATAAACAAATACACCATTTATCTTTTGCTCTTTCTTTTGTTTAGTCCAACTTATTGGTTTTTCAAATATTTCATCTATGCCAACTCCATTATAAAGATTAGTTTCAAATTTATCAGAATATGTGAGATTAAATATAGTTCTATTGTTTTGAGTTACTGTATTCGGATACTTGTTGTTCTTATGTACTTTTACAGTATCTCCAGACTTTAAAGTTGGATATATGTCACTACTAACAGCACTATCATCTCCAATAGTTCCTCTATAGAAGAAGATAGAAATTTCATCTTCTGCTTTTGGTGCTGTTGTCAATACAAAAGATGTTCCACCATTAAACAAATATGAAACTCCTGGTTCTTGTAGAACACCATTAATAAAAATCAAAAGTAGATTTTGAAGTTCTATCGTCGAACCCTCATCCTTTTCAAAACTCAATAACTCACCATTATAGTATAATGGGAAAGTTTGTCTCACACCATCTTGGTAATTTTTAATTGAGTCAATATAATTTAAGTTTCCAAATTGCCAAGCAGCAAAAGAATCTGAAAATGTATCTAAAACGGTTAGTGTGAACTCTGATAGTGGATTTGTTAATCTTCTATCTGTCATAAGTCCAACTGGTTTGAAAACATCACCCCTTCTAAAAGAGTATCCCTGTCTCGAAATATTAAATCCAGTCACTTGGAAATACGTTGATCCAATTCCTGTTGTTGAACTTGCTCCGACTTCAACATTTAGTAATAGTCCAAGTCCTGTTTCGGATGTTGTTCCAATGCCAATTCTAGAAATTCCTGTAACTTCTAAATTTTCATACGATGGATCGGAAACAAATATTTTAGGACTAATGTATCCTGTTCCACCGATGCTAACTGCGAATGATAGTGTTCCACCAGCACCTACAACTGCCGAAATACTAGCAGCAGTTCCAACATGACCTTCCTCATAGACTGTAACACCGATTGAAACTATACCATTATAACCAGATCCAACTATATCGGTTGTACCAAATCCTACGGATACAATTGAACCTCCAGCACCAACCACCGCAGTTACAGAGGCACCAACTAATGGTGCATATCCAAGTCCAGCAGATGAACCTAGAGAAACAATGATACCACCTCTAGGGATTTCATTTTGATTAATATCATATTGCGAAATAATATCTTCATTTGGCCGTATGCTAGAAAATACTATACTCGTTACTCCCGAAGGCCCAGAAGTTTCAATAATTTTGAAATTATTTTCTGGATTATTTTCGGTTGTTGGTGATTGGAAAAGGCCATTTATCAGAACAATTCCATTTCCACCAGTTGTTCCTAGTCCGACAGTATTTGCACCACCAACGGTGAGTGTAAAGGTTCTTCCTATTCCATTGAAACTATTTGATATATTATCAAAAACTGTATTAGAAGAATAATCTTTTCTTAAAAATACTCTTCCAGTAAATTCTGAAGTTTGGAACTCTAAATTACTAGAATCTCTTTCAATTTGTGGATTTCCTCTTGGTGATTCGGTAAAGTAAATATTATTACCTTCAATATTGTATGCACCTCTATAAACTTTAACTTGAGAACCAGATAAGTGAGAAGTTGCGGAAGACCCAAC